CGCTCGGCCCGTAGATATCGCCGAAGAGCTGGTATGTGCCGAGAGAATCAACAACCTCGAAACGATACCGGGCGAACGTAGTGTTCCTCAGAAGGATTCTGGTCTCGACCCGAACCACCGACGCGCTGGCCGCCGAGTGTGTGCAAAATGGAACCTGGTTGGTGAAGTCTCGGCCTGTATCACCAGTGTAATGAAGAGGGATCACACCACCGAGAATGATGCCCTTGCTCAGCACGTCGCCAGCACCGGTACCTTCGCGAATCGATATCTTGCGAGCAGTGCTCATGCCGCTTGTGTCTGTGATGATGTTCGCCGGCAGAGTTGCCTCAGACCCGAACGATGTAGCGAGATCCAGAGTTGCAGCGCTGCGCGCCCCGCGCTTGTAGATAAGCCCCCGGTACAGGAAGCCGCCGACCGTTACGCCGACGTTGACCAGGTCGTTGTTCTGCGCCCAAGTGCCCTCGCAGATCGCGCCAACACCTTCAGGATCGCGCAGCACCACGTCAACGTAGTTCAGGTATGACGTTGAAATGTCGTAGCTGATGTACGAGCAGTCGGAGAAGTTGAACAGCACGCCCTGCACAGCCTCGGCATACAGCCCGGTCCATTTGAATGCATGGTTCTCGCCCTCGACATAGAACCCGAGAACGCCGCCCTCATAAGTGCATGCGTCAAGGTGTACGGCGCTGCTGCCGCCAGTGAATGCGAAGCCCCATTGGGTCGTGGCACTGACGCGGTTCAGATAGATCGCGTTGTTCTGCGCCAGGAAGTGGTACGTCGGAACATCCACAAGGCTTCCGCCGACTGCAGTGATGTTCACCCAGCGAGCATAGAAGCAGCGGTTTGCGTGGATAACCTGGCGGCAGTTGGTTGCTCTGACATTGGACACGGTGCAGCCGATGATCCAGTTTTTGAAGTCGAACAATGAGTAGGCGTCGATGGCGCGCAGGTTGCAGATGTGCGCAAACTCCACCAGCTTGACGTCGTCTGCAGCCGCCCGGTTGTCAACCAGAATCCCGCCTTCAAGTGTTGCCGTGGCGAACATGCTGTTCGTGTTCCCGGCACGGTTCCCGCGAACTTTCGCATTTCTGAAATCCAGCGTTACGCTGCTCGGGATAAGCAGAGTTCCAGGGATGTAATAGCTTTTTGTAGAAGAAGCGAACACTGTTCCCCCGCCAGCTGTGGCAATAGCCAGAATCGCCGCCTGCATGCCAGCTGTATCGTTGTTGACGTTGTTGCCGACCACGCCAGTGAAGTCATCGAAATACATGACGCGGTCGCTTTTATTCTTCTGAAGCTTGAGCTCTGCACCAACCGTCCCGGCGAAATAGCTTTGCGCATAGTCGTACCCAATCAGGCCCGCGCCGATGGCGCCAGACATTTGCTGAACGACCTTTGTGGTGCCATCTGGCGCTTGGTAAAAAACGTTGTTGGCGTTATTGATCGGACCTTGAATCTGCGTGATCAGGTTTGCCACGAAAACGTCGGTCCAGTACTTTGTGGCGGCATCCTGGTTGTTCACTGGATCAGCGACTTGCGTGATGCGCTTGCCTCCTGCGTTCCAGAACAGGCCAGACAGGTCAAGTGGAAGCGCTGCTTTGACTGCGCTCAGAGCCTGCTGAATAAGCATGGTCAGGCGGTCGAAAACATTCTCATGCACCTCAGCAAAGAACTTGCCCTGGTTGCGGATCGATGTTGGCTGAACTTCCTGGACAATGCGCTGAATCAAGACGCGCGTAGCCGGCACGGTCAACGGCGGGGCAGCCAGCATGGTCACCTGGCCGCCGTTATCATTGAGCGCTCCGGTCAGCGTGTAATTCGTCGTCAGTGCCTGCGGGGTTGCCACCCCCGTCGGCGAAATAACCCATACGTAAATGTCTGAGTTATCCAGAAACTTGAAGTCGAACGGGAAGTTCACATTCGAACCGTCCCCATCGAAGTACTGGCGGTCAAGCGTTGTCGATACGGTCACGTTGAGATCCCCTATTTAGATTCTTTCGGCGGCCCAAACATCAGCCCTTTCATCCAGTCCACGATGTCGTCGCTCGGCGCTGTGCCGTCCGCTACACCGAACAAGTATTTCACAACCCGCTTTGGCTGAGCAGTCGGCACGCCAACGCTCATGCCTACCGCATCCATTGTCGCCAGTGTCACTTGCTCCGCATCCACTTCGTCCTGTGTGGCTGCCTTTGCCAGACGCGTGATCGACTTGAACACCTCGCCCACAGGGGTTGCGCCACTGTACGCCCAGCCGCTCTCCAGCGCGCTAGCCGCATCACGCACAAACGGAACGCCCATCAGTGGATAAGTCGCGATCTTCAAGGCCATCCATTCGGCCCAGCTGTCGTCCTCGCCAGGACCATTACCGACCAGCAGCGGGGCCAGCATCGACGGCAAGACGATCAGGTACATGGTCCGCTCGAAGGCGTTCAGGTAATCCTGCACGCCATTGGCAGTTTTCATTGAGTGCGCCAGATCAGCCTGGCGGTTGTACAGCAGGTTGAAGTAGGAATAGACGATGGTGAACGGCTTCATGAACGAGTTGCGCTGAACGGCCGACAGGTCTTTAGGCCCGGCCGCCATCTGCGACATGCGCACCGCACGATCACCGGTACGCACTGCTACGTCGTGCGATTCGCCAGCATCGATTGCCTGGTGATACCCGGCCAACCAGGTTGGGTAATCGACCACTGACTGGATCAGTGCAATGTGTTTGAACGCCAGTCGCTGCATCACGGCATGAGCGCCGTTCTTGCCGGCCGACTTGCGTAGAGCCTCGCGAATGTTGTTGTCCAGGTTGGCGTCTCGGTTGCGCATCTCGCCGGACACGGCCTTGACCCATTTCATTGTGTCCATTGGGTGAGTGGCAAACTCTTTGGCACCTCGCAGCAGGAAGCGCCGGCCGCCTGTCTGCGCCAGATGCTCCATGGACTGGGAGAAGCCGAGGATCTGCTGCACGCCAGTCGTCACGCTAAAGCCCATCCAGGCTATCGACAGGTTCGCACTGCCCTGCTGAAGCGCCTTCGACCACCACGACAAACCTTTCTGGCTGTCCATAGTCCGGTCGTTGGCCACGCCACGCAGCCACGGGTTGAACTGGTTGGCGATGTTTGGCCCGAGGGTATCGATAAGCGTCTGCTTGATGCCGGCATTACCGATGATCTTGGCTGCGTCCATGATCGGGCGACGGTGCGTCAGGTCGTGAACTACTTGGCCCAAGTGGTTGGCGATGATCCCGGTGTCGAGCATCAGCGGAGCAGCGAATCCATCGACCCGCGCCTTTGTGTGGCCGCGCGGAGTGGTTGCACGACCATAGCCTTCTTCGAACAGGCCTGTGCCGTCCGCCAGGGTGTTTGCGACGTTGGCATAGGCTGGCGATGTCACGTCGTATACAAGCGGCCAGTAGCCACCGCTGACTTCGCCGTACGGTGTTTGCACCGGTGTGGCCTGCACCTTTTCAGGCGGCACGCCGTGCAAGTCTTTTTCAAGCTGTTCGATCTGCGGCCAAAGGCTTTCCACCAGATCCCACTGGCCCTGCACGAAATCCCAGTCCGCTTTGTTCATGTAACCAAGGATCTCGGCCAACTGGTGCTCTTCCCAGGCGTGGCCCTTGAGCAACTTCAACCGGTTGCCAGCGTTGCCAACGTTCAGAGCGACAGCCAGGATCGCGTTCTTCGAGAACGTCTGGTTGATCGACTTGATGTACTGCTGTTCGCGCAGAGCCTTGCGGCCATTGGCGGCCTGGTGCGCCTCGATGTTGGCCATCAGCTTGGTGGTCAGCTCGCGGTTGATGTCGTTCTCTTGCGCCTGAGCCTCGACGAATGGCTGCCAGAAAGCGTTGTGCCAAGGACCGTCGACATCCCCGCCATCCAGCCACTCGATGATCTGCTCCATCTTCAGCAGGCTCGAGGACATGTTGCCGAAGCCTTGGGCAAAGTTCGCAGCGGCCGACATGGTCGATTTGTCGATTGGCAGCGGCCGTCGTTTCTCAAGGTTACCGTAGGCGCTGGCGCTCATCAGGTCGGTGGCTTCCTTGAAGTCGCGCAGACGACTGTTGGCCAGAAGCTTGTTCTTTAGGCCAGCCAAGTGCTTGACGTTCTGCACGAACTCGTCCATTTCCTGCAGCTGAGCCAGGGACAACTCTTTGTAGTTGATGCGCTGGCTGTTGTTCAGGATGAACTCTGGCACATCAGGCTCATTACCCAGTGCCAGTTGGTCGGTGTACCACTTCGCGAATGACGTGCGCTTATCGATGTCACGCAGGCTCACATTGCGGAACTCGTACTGCTCCATGACCGCGTCGACTTGATCCAGATAGTCGTGCCCAGCTTTGCCAAGGCGCTCGCGCGTCGATGTCTTGTTGTTCTTGGCCATGCGGTCAACGATTGCGTCAACCGACTGGCGAGCCTTCAGCGCCTGGCGCCACAGGTAGAAGTTCAGCAGCTGCTGTTGCTTGGCCTGGTAGGCGGCAGCCAGATCACCCTTAGAGGCAGCATCGAACGCACGGCGCCCAGCCATGGCCTCGGCACGCTGGTATTCAAACGGTTGGATATCGCGAACCTTGCGTTCTTGCATGATCCTCTCGGCGGCCATCTTCAGCACTTGCTGGCTGGTGATGTTGTTCCGGTTGCCTTGCTTGCCAAGTGCATGCAGCTCCTTCAGCAGCACGGCGCCGCGCTTCTCGTTGTGCACGGCATCCATGGCACGCTCGGCAGCCTCGCCATTGGAGCGCGGGCCATAACGCTCTTCCATGCGGATCTGAGTTTCGGCCTTGATCGTTTCCGCCCGGGACGGCGCGCCGAGAATCCCCTTCACTAGCTCGTCACCAGAAGTGAAATTGAGCACCACGGCCGCCACGTCCATGTCCATGCCGCCCTTCTCATGCATGAACGCCAGTTTGCGCAGGACGGCGGTCCCGTATTGCTCTTTGATCTGCGCAGAGTTGAGCTTAATCTTCTGCTGAGTGCCGTCTGGCATTACGCCTGTGCGCAGCGCGCGGATGGCCGCGTACTCAGGCAGCGTCTGCAGTTCCTCATCGACCTCGATTGCGACCTTGGCAGACTGCTCAGCCCACCACTTGGAGTTTCTCCGCTCTTCCTCTCGGATGATCTGCTGCTCGATTGTGGTGGCCGCCTCGTCATGCGCCAGCTCGATCTGATTGCGATAGGCCTGGAACTCCGTTTCGGTCATGCCAGCCTTCTCGGCCGTCTCGAACATTGGTATAGCCTGGACAACCTGCTCGACTGCACGGATCTGCTCGTCGGTGGCCACGATGCGATCCATGACACCACGGATCTCTGGCGTCAGCTCTACATCAAGACGGCGCAGGTCTTTGTAGACCGCGATGATCCAGCGCTTGAAGCGGGCAAAGGCACCAGCCAGATCAGGGTTTGGTGCCTTGCCTTCTGCCAGATAAGCCTCGAAGCCGCGGGCAAACTGCTCATGCTGCGCAACCTCGAACGCGCCTGACTCCTTGGCTCCAGTCCATGTGCGGATAGCGGCGATGTCGTCCTTGATCTGCTGTGGCGCATCGGCATCGGCAGCCAGGTCATTCACCACTTCCAGATAGAAGTGCCCGAACTCATGCAGCAACGTCGATAGGTCGCGGCGCCCGGTCACAGTGATCTGGAACTTGCGCTGCTCGCCCTTCTTGGCGTTGTTGAAGGTGATGAACCCGCGTGGCTGTTTCTCGTTGCCGGTTTGATCCAGTTGCACGCCTTCGACCGACTCAGGATCACGCAGGATCGCCAACACCTGGTCATCGCTCAGCTCGTTCAGGTCCACGCCCAGCTGATCAAGGTAGTCCTGCAGATTCTGCAGATTGGTGGCCTGGTCACGTAGCGTCGCGTTCTCCTGCTCGCTGCTGAACGTCGGCTGGTCGTTCATGTCGCGCCGCACAGCGTCAACGATCAGCTGCGGACCAACCTCTTCACGCGGAACTCCAGGAAAGTAACCGTTCTCCCATGCGCGCATGGCCGCGTCATCAAGTGACATTCCGCCATCGGTCTTGGCCAGACGGTTGCGGCCGACCTTGCCGACGTTCACGTCAAGCGCCGACAACTCGCCGCCAGCGTCATTGACACCGCCAGCGTCGCGCAGATATTCGACCAGCGATTTGCCGAACATGTCCTTCGATTGCGGAATGTCGCCAGAACGCAGACGGCCGATAGCAATGCGCATGTCGTCGACAGGAACGCTTTGCAGTGTTTCCGGTGCCTTGTTACGGATATCCAACGGGAAGCGCGCCATCAGATCAGGAAGTGCCTTGCCGGTACGATTTGCCAGCGTCGATAGCGCAGACAAATGCACTGAGGCGTATTGCTCGGCATCTGCGCGGCGGTAACCGGCGCCCTGCAGTTCAGACATCAGGCCAACAAATGCATCGTCGTAGACGGACGGCGGCTGCTTGAGCGACTCCTGCAGGGTGGCGATCTGTTCCTCTTGCGCTTCCTGCCAGACCTTGGACTCGTCGACGCTCATGCCATCGACCTGCGTGCGGATCGAGCCAGAAAGCTGTTCGTGATACTCGGCGAAGTAAGCCAGGTAATCGGCAGTCTTCATGGTCACGGAGCCGCCGCGCGCCTCAGCCTCGGCGAACTGCTCTGTCATGCCAGGCACGTTCTTCATCAGATCGCCAAGCACAGGCGGCGCGCCGTCCTGGTTCAAGCTGTTCAGTGCTTGTGCAGGGATGCTGATCGTTTCGAACTCAGATCCTTTCAGCTGGTTCTCTGCTACGCCGGCAAATGTTTCTGCATCACGACCACGGGTTTTGCTGTTCAGCGATGCGTCGACCATCTCGTCAATGGTGGCTTTCGACTCGCGAGCCTTGCGGGATTGCTCCAGGCCATGGCTCACCGACTCAATGATTCGGCCACCGCCGAACGTTGCAATGTCCAGCGGAGTCGACACAACACCTGCCACGGCTTCCATAAGCACGTCGCCGCCACTGACCTTGCCATCAGCCGCGTATTGGCCGACAGCCTCAGACAGACCGCCAGTGACAGCCTGCACCGGCAATTGTGCGGCGATGTTGCCCAGTTCCTTTTGTGTGGTGGTCAGTGCTTTACCGCCAATCTTGCTCGGGACCAGCAGCTTCCCGGCCAGGCCCATGCCGATAACGTCGACAGCTGTTGTGCCTGCGGCCTTCAGCGCAGCGCGTCGGCGGGCGTCAGTCATCAGCGCGTCATCTTGCAGCGCGGTCAGAATTGCCTTCGGGTTGCTCAGGTCTACCTTCGCCTCGCGCAGCACATCGACCAGCTTCGAGTCGCTTTCAGATCCGAACTCGACAGCGCCGGCAGCGAGCGGGCCACCGATTGCGCCGGCTACCAGCATCGGCCCCATGGTTGCCGCTGAGCCGACCGCCGTGCGAAACGCATAGCCAGGGTTTTGAGCGATTGCCGTAGCCATGGCCGACGTGTCGCCGCCAAGCTCCTGATTACGGATCGCCCCGGGCTCGATAGGCGCGGCCTCGAGATCCGACTGGATGTCGGTAGCCTTGGTGATGGCTCCGGCCTGCCGACCAAGCAGGCGGTCACGCATGCCAGCACGATCTTCTGGCGTCATGTTCAGGTAGTCGGACGCGAAGCCGGTCAGCTGTGGCTTGCCGCCGTACGGCAGTTCATTGGCCAGCGCTGCTCGGGTGACTTCCTGGTCTACACCGTCAAAGGTTCCTTTCAGCCGCTCGAGGCGATCCGCATAGCTGACGGCCTCACCTTGATCCTGACCCTGGAAAGCCTGCTTGATTGAGCCCCAAATCTTCTCGCCGGACGACTGCTCGTTGAACCGGCTGATCTGCCTTGCCTGCTCGATGCGTGTCAGGTTGTCGATATCGTCCTGCGCCAGAGTTGCAGCCTTGCCGCTCGACAGCGCCTCAGCCGTGCGCCGGTATTGGTCATAGACGCCGGCATACTTGTTGCCCT